GAGAAGTCAGGAGTTACGAAGTATACGCAGGGCATGGATGCTGACACTCTTAATCATACTGCTAGTGGTATCGCTCGGATTACTCAGCGTGCAGATATGCGGGTTAAGTTGATTGCCAGGCTGTTTGGCGAAGGCGGTGTCAAGGAACTTTGCACTTTGGTTCAAAAGACGCTTATGCGCTATCAGGATAAAGCGATGGCGTTTGAACTCAACGGTGGCTGGACTGATGTTGATCCGCGAGTCTGGCATAACAAATATACGATGAAATGCACGGTCGGACTGGGTACTGGCGACCAGTCTGCAATGATTGCGCAAATCCTCCAACTGCTCGGTGTTCAGCAACAAGCCATTCAGGGTGGTATGGTCACGCCTATCAACATGTTTAATTCACTGAGCGATCTGGTTCGTGCGATGCAACGTGGTGATCCTTCGCAGTATTTCACCGCTCCGCAGCCCGGACAGCAGTTCCCGCAACCGCCCAATCCGCAAATGATTGCAGTACAAGGTCAGCAGCAACTCGATCAGCAGAAATTCCAAGCTGACCAGGCAATGCAACAGCAAAAAGCACAAGCTCAGGCGCAAAATGATGCGCGTGATGCGCAAAACCGCGTGCAGGAAATGATTTTGCGTGAACAATTGCTTGATAAGCGTACTCGAGACCAGTTTGCTCAACAGCAGTCATGGGAACGCGAAAAATTCTACGCGCAACAGGCTGCAAACTTGCAGGAAGCGGCGATGAAAGCCGGAGTCGACGCCCAAACAGCCGGTACTGGCGCAAATGTGGTATTGCACGATTTGAATACCGGTCAGATGGCACAAGTTCCGACTGACACTGCGCTCGAAATGCGTTCGCAGAACATGGATGCAGCCCAGCAGGAAGCCGACAGACAGCATGAAGCGACTCAAAATGAAGCGGATCGGCAAAATCAGGCAAACATGCAGCAGGAACAGCTAAAGTCGCAGGAAAGGGTCGCCAAGCAAAGAAAGCCCCCGCCAAATAAGGGTGGAAATAAACAGTAATATGGATTATATTTTCTAGGAGTCGACAAAATGGCTACTGAGGCTACCCAAACTGCTACTCCAGCAACGGGCGCTGATCCTGAAATCGAAGACTTCTTTATGGACCCGGCTGACGGCAATCCAGACGAGGGGGTGGAGGTTCAGGAGGGCCAACAGACTGATGGTGAGGAACAGCGGGTCGATGGTGAGGAAGTAATTGTCAGCGATGAAGTCCCGGCTGGTGATGAAGACCTCGAATTGGACCTGACTGGCGAGCAACAACAGCCTGCTGATGGTATCAAAGATGAGACTGTTGTAATACTGAATGTGGAAGGAAAGAGCGTTGAAACCACATTTGGGCAGTTGAAAGCGAACGCTCAGAAGTACGAATCTGCTAATCACCGATTCGAGGAAGCCGCCGCTATCCGTAAGGACGCGGAGAGTAAGTTGGCGATTCTACCGGAACGGGAACGGCAGTTGGGGCAGGTACTGGAGTATTATATCCAACAGTCCCAGCAGTTTATGCAGACGCAACAGCCCAACTGGGCACAGTTGCTTGAGGAAAACCCGACTGAGTATCTGAAACAGCGACATGCTTGGGAAGCCAAGCAAACTGAACTGAATCAGGCCAGAAATATTCAGACGGAGTTGCAACGCCGTGATGCGGATGCTCGCGCGGCATCTTCACAACGATTCGCGGACGAACAGAAAGCACTTCTGATCGACGCGTTACCCGAGTGGAAAGACCCGCAAAAAGCAGCACAGGGCGCTCGTGAGCTAGACCAGTACCTTTCAGACCAAGGTGTGCCACCCGAAATGCGGGCGCAGATCGATACGGCAAAGGTGGTACTGATCGCTCGTAAGGCTATGTTGTATGACCGAGCCATAGCCAAACAGGCTGCGGCGCGAACCGCTGGTTTGAAGAAAAACCAGCAGCAAGCGGCGCGGGTAGAGCGTCCGGGTGCTGGGCGAACCCTTCCGACTGCGACAGGCAAGGAAGTTGCACGCTTGCAGAAAGCAGACAAGGCATTCAAACAGAATCCTGGTGTGAATACACTAGCCGCCTTTTTCGAGAGCTAGGCGACTGGTTTCCACAGGGGGCAGACATGCCTGCAAATACTGTCACGACGTACACGACGGTTGGTAACCGTGAAGACTTGATTGACAAAGTCTTCATGATTTCGCCGTCGGATACCCCGTTCACTTCGGCGATTGCCAAGACAAGTTGTGATGGGGTCTACCATGAATGGCAAACGGATGCATTGCGTGCTCCGAACGCCAACAATGCTTCGGTTGAAGGTGCAGATGCTACGTTTGTTGCTCAAACGCCAACAAGCCGTATCGGCAACCGCACGCAGATCATCAAGGACACTTTCAGCGTGTCAAATACGCAGGAAGCGGTCAAGAAAGCTGGGCCAAAGGAAGTGGCCCGCCTGTCAGCTAAAAAGTCCATCGAACTGAAAAAAGACGTCGAAGCATCGGCGTTGTCAAGCCAGACCTCGATTACTGGCTCGACAACAGTTGCTCGCACGATGCGCGGCTGTGCGGGGTGGATCGCAACCAACTATGTCGGCGGCGCAGGGGGTGCGGCTCCAGTTCCGCCTACCAATACGCCGCCAGTTGCAGGCACTGCGGTTCCACTTGCCGAAACGCTGTTGAAGACCGCATTGATGGATGCCTACACCGCGGGCGGCAATGTGACGCAAGTTCATCTGCGCCCGAGCGACAAGGTGCTGTCGAGCGCATTCGCTGGCAATGCCACGCGTATGCAATCGGTTGAAGGCAACGGCAAAAACGCCATCTTGCAAACGGCCTACGCGGTGTACGCATCGGACTTCGGGAATGTGGCCATGATCCCGAACCGCGTGCTGGCTTCGCAGGTGACGCCGGATAAGGCGGTCTATTGCATCGATACCGCCATGTGGGCACTAGCCACATTGCGCGGATTCGAGAAGACTGAACTCGCGCAGACCGGTGATGCACGCAACTGGCAAATTGTATACGAAGGAACTTTAGAAGCCCGTAACGAAGCATCGAGCGCACAGATTCGAGACCTCACATAAGTTTACGTGCTGGTGGTGGCTATCCAGTGGCGCACAGACACGTCACTGGACTTTTTTGGAGGTTGTCATGCCCAAAGATAATTTGACAATGAACACCAAAACGAATCCGGCAAGTCTTGAGTCGGTGAAGAACCCCAAGGTTCCCAAAGCAGTCATGAAAACGCCGCCACCCAAGAAGGGTACGAGCTTGCCGTCGCAAGCGGCAGGTGGGCGTGCTGACAAGGTATCGGGTGCACCGGGTGCCAAGACAGCTATCGGGGTTTCAGGAGTGGGCGCCGGAAGGAAACTGGGCAATCATTTTTCGAACAGTTAGGTGATGCTATGGCCGGATTTACAGGAACCAAGCCGCCTGGCATTCCCAATGTGGCCGCGCCAAAAGGGCCATCTGCGCCGAAGGTACCTCAACCCAAGATGCCGACTATGGCGGGATCAACCAAGCCAGCCAAACCGCCGCGCATGCCGGGTGTCAAAGGTATGGTTGGCCGTAAGCTGGGCAACCACTATCCGAACACGTAGGAGATAGACATGCCTGCTGCGTATCCAGTAAACAGTTATCAGCCGGTTATCCCATTTGATGGTGAACCTGATCCAGCGATGGGCGTGTTGGGGCAAGTCGGCGTCGATATAAGTTCTGGTGCTTATCACCAGAAAATCGGCGGTAAGTGGTATCCGTATGGACAGGGGCCGATCGAACCTACTTTGGCCACATTGAGCGGAGTTCCACATACCGATAACGCGCCAGCAGATGGTGTTGGAATCAATGTGGTAAAGTTTATTGCACTCGATCAGAACGGTGCAGGAATGCAGGTTACTCTGAACCTGAGTTCCAATAGTCCTACCGCCGTGATGAACATGAACACTATGGTAACCGGTTCATCGGATGGATCGGCAACAGTTTCTGTGACTGATACGGTGGCCGAAGCAGTTACCATAACAGCAACTAGTGGAGGTCAAACGGCGAATGTAACCAGTACGTTCATAGAACCGGCAAGAAGGTTTTGAATTAACCTCTTTTTTGGAGCAGAAAATGCCACGTTATGTAGCACTGATTGAGATTCTGTATGAACTTCAGCCGGGTCAGCAGCCTCCGGGTGGACAGCATCCGGTCGATCCCGGCTACGGTCAGCCTTCGCCCCCTCCGGGCATGTGGCCACAACCTCCCGGTCAAGGCGGTCAACCGGGTCATCCCTCACACCCCATTTATCCGGGACAACAACCTCCGGGAGTCTGGCCCCAACCTCCTGGTGGCGGTCAGCCTCCTGGTCAGCCTCCTGGTGTTTGGCCGCAGCCTCCGGGAGGTCTACCTCCGCATGTAGGTGGTGGTCCAGTTTATCCGGGCGGCGGACAGCCCCCGTATCCCGACCAGGGTCTGCCGCCGTATCCGGCACAGCCCATCGCACCGGGAGGTCAGCCGGGACAAGGTCTGCCGGGTGGTGGTGGACAGCCTCCGCAACTCCCGCCGGGATATTTCCTGGTCTGGATTCCGGGACATGGTTGGGCTGCTGCGCCAGTCAATCCGGGACAGCTGCCGGGTGGCGGTGGCGCTCACCCTGACAATACGTTGCCGGGACAAGGTGGTCAACCGCCACAAGCGGGCCAGCTACCGGGGCAACCTCCGCAGCCGCCACAAGGTGGACAGCCGCCGCAGCCGGGACAACTGCCGACTCAGCCGGCGCCAACACCACAGCCGAAACGATAATCAGTCTTTCGGTGGCGTAGTTGTAGCTTGACCGACCTGAAACGGCATCCATTCGGCGTACCCTTCGTCGGCTGGTGGCTCAGCATCGGGTTGTTTCAGGTATGCCTTACTGATGAAGTGAGGATGCCCCATGTGGTCAACGACAAGCAGATTTACCTGTCGTGCAGCATGAACAAATAAGATGGTCGCATCAAGGGGCTGTTCAGGCAACTCTGTATTCATATCAGCGTTGTTGACAGGATGCGGCCAATACCACACTTTTCGGCCGACTGTGGGTTGAATTAACATGTTAATCTCCTATCGAGGGAGATTCAATCATAGCATGAAGTGGAGGTTAATATGAGTTCCAATCCGTTTGCGCAATCGCAGCAGCCCGACCCGTTTAAACAACAGCAGCAGCCGTATCCGCCGAATACGGGTCAGCAACAGGGCTATCAACAAGGTCAGCAGGGCCAAGGCCAACAAGGTCAGCAATACGCCAATCCCATTCCGACGCCGTCGCGAACCCAGCCGATTCAACCCATAGGCATGACCGCGTCGGTTGACGGCATGGTAGACCGCCTTTGTTGGGCCGGGGAGTCGGGTGGTCTCAAAGATGCGACGAAGTCGACAAATCCACCGGAAATGCCGGATTTGAGTACGCCGGAAGCAGCGGTCAGCTATCTGAAGGACAATCCGTCGGCACTATGGTATATGTCAAAGGCGGAAATCATTGCGATGTTGCTCGGCCCTGATGTGGCTGCAAAATACGCGGCAGGTGAACGGCCGGAAGCACAACCGGATTTGCCGACTGTTCCGAAGGATCAGCATCGGGCTAGTTTGCAAGGACCGGCCATGCAGCAGCCGGGGCAACAGCAGCCGGGGCAACAGCCGCCTTACTATAACCCATAAGGTGTGGTGATGGAAAAGACAACCACGGAGTTTATTGCCGACCCAGACCATGATCGCACCGTGGTTGTGCACACGTCTGATTTCGGGGATATGCTGGACAGAGTTACTGCATTACGCAATGAGGGGTTGCATGGGTCTAATGAAATGAAGTTGGTAGCCGTGATTCCGGGTATCGTAGTTGAGCAGTATTGTTTCTTGAATAAAGTCGATTGGGCTGAATTCTGGTCTGATCCAAAACATATCAAAGCATTGTGCAATGATCCCGATAACGCATACTGGCGAGTAGCGCCGGGGCGGGTCTAAACATGGCTTCCCCTCCGATCCTTGTTGAAAATTACAGTCAGCTTCAGACCTTGATGGCGCAGTATATGAAGCGACAAGATTTGAATAATCTGATTCCGACGTTTATCAGTATGGCGGAAGAATGGTTTGACGATAACGTGTATACGAAAGCACGGCGAGAATCGTACATTTTCGCGGCCAACCAGAACGTAACACCGCTACCATCTGATTGGAAAAGAATTATTAATGCATGGTATAATGGGATCAGGCTGGAATTCTATCCGTCTGACTTCAATGGTTCCTACGCGAATGGCTCGCCTTTTTCGCAGTACAACTCCCTTCAGATCGAAGGTGATAATATTGTTCTTAATGTGGTC